CCCCCTAGAGTACTGGAAAACCCAGAGCCCCTCCACTAACCCGTATAATATTATTGTTGACAGCGACAATGATAAACTCGTACGATTGCGGATAAGTGGCACCGACCGGCGAAGAGGCGTCAGGTGTGGCGCCTTTCACGGCCGCTGGACTTGCCGCCGGTACGATCGAGACGTTGGTCAACTTGCCGTAGTTCGTGGAACCCATCGGGTCCAGGTCGTTCAGGTGCAGCGAGTACGAGTACATGTGGTACCCGATATTCAGCGGGATGCTTGGAGCATGGTAGTATGGGTTGATAAGAGAGAAGTAATCGGACCCCATAGAACCTAAACGGTTTGTGTTCTCGTAAATAAGAGTCGTATTAGAGATAGGGTCGTATGAACCAGCTGGTTCGTAGGTAACAGAAGATGGAGCAATAGTTGCTATAGGCGAAGAAGTGGCGTAGTTGGACCATTCAGCTGCCCCCGTTTTGTTCCGAACGCCGAAGAACAACGCTTTGATGGCGTGCGAGAAGCGGATATCGTACGTTGGCGACGAATTGGTCGCCGGGGTGAAGTTCTGCCGAGGCGCGGTTTGGACCTGCTCGATCAGAATGTCTCGAATGGCGCAGCCCATCCTGCGCCGTTCCTCGTTCGACACAATGGCGTAGTTAGCCCACACCTGGACCGTCCCGAGAACCGGTGCGGCGGCGATATGTGTTCCGACCTGGATTGGAACGTACGGGTTAACGCCGGCCGCCGCTGTTGTGTTGGTCAAGACCAAGAGTTCCGACCAGTCTCTAAAGTTGAAGTTGATCTGCATCTCGTTGTAAGGTAAAGCTGCGGTAGGCAGAGCTACGCCTGTGTCTCTAGAAAAGAAAAACGGTAGAGGCAGGTTCAAGTTGATGCCTCCTTCGTTGTTGCCAAGCACACCGCCTGGTCCTACCGGGTTGATGAGCGAAGAGATGTTACCAATCATGTTATCGTACCCGTTACGTTTACTGGCTGGGACAGTGAAAGCGGTCCAGAAGTCCAAGTGGTAGTTGTCAAAACGAGCTGCCACCAAGTCGTTAAAAGTAATGGTTGCTTCGCGGATTAAATTATGCATTAAATTTTTGGTCCATCTTAAGGCTAAACCGGCTGTTGCTGATGAAAGAAGAGTAACAGCCGGTATGTTAACTCTTAACCATGTTTGTAATAAATAATCTCCAGCACGGGAGATAGATACCGACCATTCTTGACCAAACGCTGCATTGCCTGTATTTCGAGACAGTGGGACTGGAACTTGTGTGAACCATGTTGACTTCCTAACTTCTCGTACAAAATATGCTGTAGCTGTCGGTCCACCATACATATATTTTTCGATCTCGTCAAACGTGGCGATATCAATGAACCCTGAGGTTATATTGGATGAAGACATAGACATGTTTAATTTATTAGTTGCAATATTTCGGCCAAAAATTTTTTGAAACTGGAACCATCCGGTCCGAAAGGGTATCCTTGTTTGGACAGAGGTATCGCTGATGCGCTGAAAGTACAACGTGTACGTAGCCCGCCCTGGCGGGCGGAGTACCCTTCCGCCGACGGCGGAAGGTTAACCTTGGGTCCGGAGGACCCAAGGGTACCCTTCCGCCGACGGCGGAAGGTTAACCTTGGGTCCGGAGGACCCAAGGGTACACATACCTGTCCACACCCTCCTTGCACACTTTAATGGAGATGTAAAGCAGCCATACCATCAAACCTGTGGCTAAGTTGGTCAATATATCGCGTTGCGTCATCGGGTGGTTGAAATGTTTATTAACCAGTTAATAAATATGTATTACAGAGACCAGTACGGAAACGTAGTCGAATACTCGCCGGAAGGCATGGGCCAATACTCTAACGCTATTCATCCAGGCGGTGTTGGTTATCATCCATTATCAAGAGAAGATTTTAGCTTCTCTGATGTTAAATCATGGTTCGAAAGATATAAAATGTGGTTCCTTTATTCCCTAATTATTGTTATTATTTTTATTATCCTAATGTGGTGGTGGAACAAGAATAAAGCCAAGAGATCGTCAGCCAGTATTTTTTATTAACCTTTCGGTCCCACGGGCACAACAAACGGCGTACGCCGTTATGAGTCGATCCTTTAACGCCCGACGGGCGTTAAAGGGTTAAAGGTTAGTCCCGTGTGGAACCAAAAGAGTTAACGCTCTGTCTGTGTTTTGTCTGTAATAAATGCCCTCAAAATTACTACTCGGAATGTTATATATACTTGTAGTGTTTAGTCTAGTACAGATGGTAACATGCTGGTACCAAGACTGTATAACAAAATGTACCAAAAATAAGTTTGGTACAACACGGGATTACTACTTTTGTTTTAAACCAAATAAAGGCCAAAGCAGCTGGCTGGCAGTCAAGAAATGTACTCCCGGAACCAGCAGATATACGCAGTTTTATACCACAACTGGCAAACAGTGTCATAGTAAATGCGGTAAATATAATGGGTTACAACCCAATACAAACATGTGTGCGATTTCTAGAAATCCCACTTTCGCATGGCATAATTGTGACCCTTTTAGATCCAACTTAAAACTGACTACTCGCCGTAAGCCTAAACCCATAACTACTCGCCGTAAGCCTAAGCCCATAACTACTCGCCGTAAGCCTAAACCCATAACTACTCGCCGTAAGCCTAAGCCCATAACTACTCGTCGTAAGCCTAAGCCCATAACTACTCGTCGTAAGCCTAAGCCCATAACTACTCGTCGTAAGCCTAAGCCCATAACTACTCGCCGTAAACCCAATCCATCACCTATCAGACCAATACCGTGGAGCGCTATAAATAAACCTAATCCGTCATCGGGGAACACCATACGTAAACCTGATCTATCGTCGCCTCTCGGACCAACACCTGGGAGCACCATACGTAAACCTACTACTCCAGACATAACAGACGATGAAGATTATGATGAAAATGGTAGCGGATTTTACTAACTCTTTCATCTGATACAGCTGCAAAAAACTGCTACGTCGGACTTGCGTTAGTGATATAATAAATGAGACTTTTAAATCTTAACGATACGGCCAAACTGTTAGTAACACTAGCTTTGGTGGTGTTCCCGGTTACTATGGCTTTAACGCATAAACAATGCAAAGACGCGTGTCTAACCGATCATAACACGGGCGGTAGAGTAGCCACTGCAAATGATAAAGGGCCGTATGGATTTAATAACCCTGATATTGACTGCACGTGTATTTTTCCGTGGTTCCACGTAAAAAGTGGCAACGAGTGCCAAACATATTGCGACCACCAACGATACGTAAATAAATACTGTCATAGTAGTAGCAATATGTGTATTCTTCATGTTGGATTACTATATTAATCTCCCTTTAACGCTCGATGAGTTAATGCTTATTTTTAACCTTTAAAAAGGTTAAAAATAAAACAAGAATTTAATAACTTGTGTATAAACTGGGTACAATTTTTTTATACCCTTTTCTTTCTAAGGTAATAATAGCCATTTCTGACGCTTTTTTTTCCGCGTCTTTTTTAAGAGAAGCAACACCTTCGCCGAGAAAATTATGAGAGGCGTCGTATACTCTAGAAATAAATATATTTTTATTATTCCTTAATACTCTTTCAGACTCATATACAGCATCGGTTCCTAGTTTATCTTTGTATTGGTCAAACACACCTTTCAATCTGTTCTTTGCGTCAACTAGGATGTTGTAGTCTATTTTTAAAATATATGGCTCAAACACAGTTGAAAGTAAACTATACACTAGTTGGTAGGCCAATCCCGGCTGAATCCGGTTAGGGTCAGAGTAGTCGTGCACTATAAATTCGAAGACTCCTATCAACGCTTCAAACACGTCTTCTAGCAAAGGCTTTTTAGAGCGATACCGAGTGTCTTCTGAAGCCGTAATAAAAGTCCACATGCCTAGATCCTCCGCAATCTGCGACAGGTTCTTCTTGGATCCGAGCTCGATCTTCATTCGAGCAACGATCTCAACCGCCTCCGACTTGCCTCTAAGTTGCGGGAAACGCTGGTACGAACTCCAAACAATGAACTTTCCTATGGTCGAGTCGCCCATTTGTTCAAACGGCTCGTAGTTGTACTGCTCGTCAGCACACTTGGATGTGAAAGCCATACCAAAAAAGGGTAAAGTTTGGTCATTAATATATGTATTTAAATATGCTTCGTTTACGCCTGTATATTTAAATATGTTGGTGATAAAATCTTTAAAAGAGTCGTCTCTTGGACCATAATGTATAACGCCGACCGACTTAGCTTTTGTGTCCTCGACACGGGGTATAATATCCTTGTGTCCTCTATTATCCATCTTTATTTTAAGTTAAAACATCTTGCACTTTTCATTTTGTGAACTGGAAACGACCTTTAATTCTAGTTATAGAATTAAAGGTATCTGACGCGTCAGCGAGACCTCTGTCCAAACAGGATAGCAACGCCCTTCAGATGGCGCGTCCGCGCCATCTTCATCACGTGCCCTCCGGGCACACCCAACCTGCGGACGCAGGTTGGCCGACCGTTCGAACCAACAATTAATAACGTCGTGGAGAACGACGTCTTGGAGAACGTCTTGGAGAACGTCTTGGAGAACGTCTTGGA